TTCTTTAGCTTCTTTAGCTTCTTTAATTTTATCTTCTTCTTTCATCTTAAATTTGTTTTTAAAATATTAATATTAAACTACAGTAATCGCTGTTTTTATTGTTGCAATATCATCATAGATGAATGCGTTTTGGTCTAAGTTTTTAACATACTGGAAAAACCTTGATTCACCTAATATAGTGAATTGATTTGTAATAAATTGATCGTTTATCCAGCCAACTCTTATTGAAAAAGGAATATAATTTACTAAGTTATATTTCTTCATATCTGCAACAAAAATCTTACCTGCTGGAATTTTAGACCATGGCTTAATTGTAATACCTCCAATTGTAACAGTGTTAAAAAGACCAGCTTGAGGGTACAAAGGTAATCCTCTTTCGTCTTTAGCAGAAACTAGTTCTAAATAAAAATCAACTGGATTTATCATTGCAACATTAGCCATATACTCAATCTCATCAGTAAAATTCTGAGTCGTATAAATATCAGTAACGCAAGCATTAACTACGTCCATAAAATTAGTATTGTCAACACCTAAAGCCATATCTCCTGCAACAAAAAGTCTACCATATTCAGTAGCTCCTAAAGGAAATTCACCTGAACCATCTGCAAAGAAAGTAGCTGAAACTTTAAACAAATCATGTTTTTGTCTTAAATAGCTTTCTGCTATAGAACGAAGTCTAGTTACATCAGTTACAGCCTCTTCAGTTAAAATTTCATAAGCAGCAATTTTCTTAGGAGAAGGGTATCTGTTTTCCCATTTAAAATCAATTTGTGGCTTTTCTCCACCTTCAGAAACAAATGCATAATTTCCGTCTTTAGGAACCCATTCAGTGTAAGGAGCGCTGTTTGTTGACGTAGAAGTGACGCTCATTAAATTTAACAAGTCGTTGTAATCTCTTAAACCAAAAGAACCAGGTTTAGTGTTAATATTTGGATTTGGGTCTTCAGCATCAACTCCGCTACCGGTTGAAATAGCTCCAACTGCTTTAGGAATAAATTCTATAGTTCCTTGCTTGTTCTTTTTAATATTAGAAAGCTGTTCTTTGTTTTCAATTAAGAAATCATTAAATTGCTTAGTAACACTGTTTACAACTTTTTCTTTTTGCATTTCAATAAAGTCATCTAGAGCCGTGCCTTGAGCTTTAACTGAAATAACTAATTTGCCTAGCTCTTCTGCTGAGGCTCCATCTTTCCTAGCATCAGCTAAGTCTTGTTGAACTTGAATAAACTTGTCGTTTAAACTTTTAAATTTAGTGTCCAACAATTTTTGAATTTCTTCTGGAGTCATTTTCTTTTTGTTTTTAAATTATTATTAATTATTTTAAAGAAGTGCTTTCGCGGCTTCTATCGTCAAGTATATCAAGTGCTTTCGCGGCTTGTTATTTTTTTAACCATTCAATAAAAGCTTGTTGCTTTAATTGTTCTGATTTATTATTTTGAAATCCTTTTGTTGAAGTTGTTGGGGTTGCCCAATTTGAACCGTTAGGAACAGCACTTCCTTCAATTACTTTAGCTTCTAAAACAGCCCAAAAATATTTGTTTACATCAAGAGCTTCTCTATTAACTACGTATTGCTCGTATTTTTCGTAATTTTCAAATTGAACAGAGTAATCTTTATCATTAATACATGTAGCTAATTTAATATAGTACATTCCTACACTATGATTGTCAACATATTTTTTAGCATATTGCCCATGCATGTATGCGTTTCTATCTTTTCTAACTTTAGAATCAAACATTAAAGCTTCAGTTTTTCCATTAAAATCAAAGCCTAAATCTCTCCATCTAGTTTCTTCAACATAAGCTTTTAAATCTTCGCCGCTTGAAATTATTTTATCAAACTCACGAGACTTATGCTCTTGAACATGAATTATTCTTTTATTTTCTTCTAATGATTTATTCCATAAAGAAGGAATATGAACATCTTTATGTGAATCTAGTATTCCTGTTGTATTTATTACTGGTTTAACATAAATAACATCTTTATCCATTAAAAAAGCGGTTTCTTCTTCGTAGCTTTTATTTGAAAAAATTTCTTTTAATGGTTGCGATAAAAAAGGCATTGCATCAGCTTCTTTAATTTGAGCTTTAGCTTGAGAAAATATTAAATCTTCTTTTTCAACTAAAAATTTAAAAAATTCTTTTTCTGTAGAAAACTTAGGCAGTCCTTTAATTATCATTGTTTTGTTATTTTTTCGCTTTCGTCTTTTTGTTTATTCTTTTTTTTAATGATTTTATTCATTATTTTCTTCTCCTCCTGAGTTAGTTTCTTGTTGTTGTTCATTGTTTTGATTTTGCGAGGAATTTAATAAATATTGAATTTCTCCTAATTTTAGTGTTTCTTCAAATCCGCACATGCTTAAAGCTACTTCTTTTGGCACTCCTGTTCTTAATAAATCATTCAAAGCTTTTGCTTTAAGCGATATCACTTCATACCTTTCTTTCAGTATATACTGCATGATAGGCAAGTGTTCATAATCACCTTCTAACCTATAACCACTGCTATTTAATTCTTTTTGAAAAGTAGCTATAACAGCTTTAAGACTGCTTTGCATTTCATTTTGAATATAAGAAACCATTGATTCCTTAAAGTTGTTATAAGTTGTTTTTTTAGCTTCTAATGATAATATATCTTTAGGTATGTGTAAAGCTGTATAAACAATATTGCCGTCGACTTTAGTGCTTTCATCTAATCCTAAATCTCTTAAAGCAATGTGTAATGACTTCCATGTTAAACTAGCTTTAGTTATTAAACCTCTTTTTCTAGTCTTACTTAAACCGTAATTTACATTTATTAAATTTTCAGCACCTATCTTTTCTTCAGGACTTAAATGTAAACTATCTTTATCTAGCGTAAGTAATTCTTTGCCGTTTGATTTAAGAATTATATTTTTAGCTATTAAGCTATCTTTAGTATTGATTAAAGTTTGTTTTAATCCGTCTAATCTTGATTTAACTTTAAATGGATTTTTGTTTAAACAATTTGGTAAGTCATAAAAAAACATTAAGTCTTTTATTTTAATTGACTTTTTTTCACCATGCTCTTCATAAACAATTTCTTCGTTTTTAAAAAACTTATCTGCATCAGTGGTTGCAAGATATTTATATGTTAAACCTTCAGGCCATTTAATTTTACTGTAATTCAAAACGTATAAAGAACTTATCTCATCTTCAAAACCTGTTATTCTTTTTTTATAAACAACTGCGACTCCGTTTGAAATCATGCTAAACATTAATGTTTCAAAAAAATCACTACCTGTTTGATAAGCGTTTGGATTTTCTAATAAAGTTAATAACCAATGATTTTTACTATATTTATTAGAACGTTTGTTTTTTACTTTAAATTCTGCTTGAGAAAATAATTTAGCTACAAATAATATAGCTGGCGTTAATATCGGATGATTCTGCGAAATCTCATCGTTAGAAATAGAATCTGTCCAGTCATTGTATGACGTCAAATCGTAAAATGAATCCCCATTTTCATTTCTATTCCAAATAGGATTTATAAAGCTCGGTATATCTGTCATAATTAAAGCAAATGTAGCAATAAAAAATTAATTAAAAAAGCATTTTTAAACATTTTTTTTATTTTTTTTTATACTTCTATTCCTAAGTTTCTAATTAAATATGTTAAGCAATATCTTATAGCATCCATTAAGTGGTCATCTTTTTTTTCAGGTTCATCTGTAGACTTATTATATCTATCTACTTTCCAAGAATAATTAATATATTCCTTATTAATATTTTCAGAACCTACAAAACAAATATTACATGCTTGAACTTGACTTATGCCAGGCGAAACCGTATTATTACCTTTTAAAGCTTTAACTGCATTATACCCTGCTTCTCTAAGTATAGTTATATACATTTCTTTAGCTGAATCACATACAAGAATAGAGCTTAATTTTTTTATTTGTTTTACATCTCTTTGTATTACTGATTGCAAGGAACCTTCAATATTTGTTAAAGGAGTATATAATAATTCTTTAATATAAAACGTTCCATCTCCATCGTGTTTTATTTCAACTATAGCTGTAGGATTTTTAGCTCC